TTTGAAGGAATTGGAAGCCCTGCGGGAGGAGCTGCCCAACGCAAAGTGGCAGGCCCAGTATCAGCAGAACCCGGTTGGTAATGAGTCGGCGATTATTAAGCGCGACTGGTGGAAGTGGTGGGAGAACGAGAAACCACCGACGTGTGATTACATTTTGCAGACATGGGACACGGCGTTTGAGAAGAACAACCGGGCTGACTATTCAGCGGGCACGACGTGGGGGATATTTACAAATGATGAGGACAACTCTACGGCCAACATCATCTTGTTAGATGTGTATAAGAAACGTGTCGAGTGGGTAGAGCTGAAGAAAGACGTGTTTGCTGCGTACAACGAGTGGGAACCCGACGGGATGCTGATCGAGAAGAAAGCAACGGGAGCTCCGCTTATATATGAGCTTAGGGCGATGGGTATTCCTGTGCAGGAGTACACGCCCAGTAAGGGCCAAGACAAAATTGCCCGCTTGAACTCAGTATCGGACATAATTGCATCGGGAAAAGTATGGATACCGCGGACTCGTTGGGCTGAAGAGTTGGTAGATGAGATTGCGGCGTTTCCGTCAGGCGAGCATGACGACTTAGTTGACGCGACGACACTTGCGTTGATGCGTTTCCGCCAAGGTGGGTTCCTCCGGTTGCCGAGTGATGAGCCCGATGAACCAAGATATTTCCGCAGCAAGAAAGCTGCGTTTTACTAAGGATAGATATGGCTACGAATATGGTTCCCTCACTGTCGCAAGCCCCGCTGGGCTTAAGTGCATTGGAAGATATGGGTGATGAGCCCATGATCGAGATTGAAATTGAGAATCCCGATGGCGTAAGAATTGGTCTAGACGGCATGGAGATTGATCTGATGCCGGATGAGGACGTAGAAAGTTTTGATGCTAACTTAGCAGAAGACATGGACTCCGGCGAGCTGGCTAAAGTAGCTAGTGACATTGTAGAGATGGTGGACGCTGACATTAACTCACGTAAAGAGTGGGTTGATATGTATGTCAAGGGCTTAGATGTTTTGGGGATGAAGTATGAAGAGCGTACTGAACCGTGGCTCGGTGCTTGCGGTGTTTTCTCAACGGTACTCACAGAGGCTGCTGTACGGTTCCAAAGCGAGACTATCATTGAAACGTTCCCTGCTGCGGGCCCGGTCAAAACCGAGATCGTCGGCGCAATTGATAAACTTAAAGAACAAGCGGCGGAGCGTGTCAGAGATGACATGAACTACCAGCTCACCGAGGTGATGACTGAGTATCGCCCTGAACATGAGCGCATGTTGTATAACTTGGGGCTGGCAGGTGCTGCGTTCAAGAAAGTTTATTTTGATCCGTCGCTTGATCGTCAGGTGGCGATGTTTATCCCTGCTGAAGACATCATCATTCCATACGGCGCGTCAAGTGCGGCCACTGCGGAGCGGCTTACACATGTGATGCGTAAGACCAAGAACGACTTGAAGAAGTTGCAGGTTGCGGGCTTCTACGTTGATGAAGACTTGGGTGAGCCCGTTGCGATACACACAGACGTAGAGAAGAAGAAAGCGGAAGATCAAGGCTACAGCCTGACAGATGATGATCGCTATCAGATTCTTGAAGTGCACATCGACTATGACCTGCCCGGTTATGAAGACGAAGATGGTATCGCTCTGCCGTATATCATCACGATCGAGCGCGGCACAAACACCGTGCTTGCCATCCGTCGCAACTGGAACGAGGACGACAAGAAGAAACTTAAGCGCCAGCACTTTGTGCAGTACACATACGTACCCGGCTTCGGTGCTTATGGTCTCGGCTTAATCCACTTGATCGGTGGCTACGCCCGTGCAGGTACTTCTCTGATCCGTCAATTAATTGACGCTGGTACGTTGGCTAACTTGCCCGGTGGTTTGAAAACACGCGGCTTGCGCATCAAGGATGACGATACCCCGATCAGTCCCGGCGAGTTCCGTGATGTGGACGTGCCGTCAGGCTCGGTCAAAGACAACATCATGGCGTTGCCGTACAAAGAGCCGTCACAAGTGCTGGCAAGTCTCTTGGATAAAGTGACTGAAGAAGGCCGTCGTCTGGGTTCTATTGCTGACATGAACGTGTCAGACATGAGTGCTAACTCTCCAGTGGGTACAACACTGGCACTGCTTGAGCGACAACTTAAGACGATGTCTGCTGTGCAAGCACGCATCCACTACTCGATGAAGCAAGAGTTCCAGCTTCTGCGTGACATCATCCGTGACCACACTCCACCAGAGTACAGCTACGATCCATCGGAAGGTGATCGCAAAGCCAAGCAAGCTGACTACGACATGGTGTCAGTGATTCCAGTCAGCGATCCGAACAGTGCAACGATGGCTCAGCGCATCATGCAGTATCAGGCTGTGATTCAGCTGGCTCAAGGCGCTCCACAGATTTATGACTTGCCCTTGCTGCACCGCCAGATGATTGAAGTCTTGGGTATAAAGAACGCAGACAAACTTGTGCCGATAGATGACGATATGACACCACGCGATCCTGTGTCTGAGAACATGTCATTCTTAACCGGTAAGCCAACGAAGGCGTTTATCTATCAAGATCACGACGCTCATATTGCTGTACACACATCAATGATGCAGGATCCGATTGTGATGGGGCAGATTGGTCAGAACCCCATGGCTCAGCAGATTCAAGCTGCGATCATGGCCCACGTTGCTGAGCACGTTGCGTTCCAGTACCGTCAGAAAATTCAGGAACAGTTGGGTGCAACGTTGCCTGCTCCTGATATTGAGTTGGATGAGAACACAGAAGTTCAGATGTCTAAACTTGTGGCTCAGGCTTCCGCGCAACTTCTTGCAATGGATAAAGCCAAAGCAGCTCAGCAGCAAGCGATGCAGCAGGCCCAAGATCCGATCATGCAGATGCAGCAGGCTGAGTTGGCAATCAAGAAACAAGAAGCTGAGATCAAAGCGCTTAAGGTCAAGGGTGACTTGCAGCTCAAGGCTGAAGAGTTGTCACTCAAGGCGCAAGAGAGCGCGGCTCGCATTGGTGAAGATCCAGCGCTAGCTGCGATGCGACTACAGCAAGAAATTGCTCAAGCCCAAGAGCTGCACGGTCTAGAGATGGCAGCTAAACAAATGGAGTTGCAGCAAGCGCAGGCTCAGCAGCAACAGGCTCAAATGCAACAGCAGCAAGCCATGCAGCAGCAACAGGCTCAAGTTCAGCAGAAGATGGCTCACGGCGGGCAAGTCCATGAGCAGAGGATGAGGCACGCTGATCTAGACAGAATTCAACGTTTATTACAGGGTAATAAGGAGTAATCATGACCACAATGCTTGAAGTGTTGAACAAAAAACTTGACGAACAAGTCAAGCAGTTGGTTGATGTTGTCAGTGGTGGTGGTGCTAAAACCTACGATCACTACAAAGAACTGTGCGGAACTATCCGGGGTCTGCAAACCGCGCAGTATGAACTTGCTGACCTCGTGCGAAAAACTAAGGAATATGAAGATGAGTGAATTTGATGTTAGTGCGGTTGATCTCAGTGGTGTGCTAAATACCAACGCTGAAGAAAAAGCCAAACAAGTGCCGGACCCAGCGACGTACCACTTGTTGTGTATGTTGCCCAAGGCAGAAGAAGAGTTTAGCGAGACTGGAATTTTGAAGTCAGCTACCGCGATGTACCACGAGGAGCTTCTCTCCCCCGTGTTGTTTGTTGCAAAGATTGGTCCTGATGCGTTCAAAGATCCGGCCCGATTCCCATCTGGCCCAAGCTGTAAGGTAGGTGACTTTGTGTTAGTGCGTCCTAACACGGGAACCCGCATGAAGATTCATGGTACAGAGTGGCGACTCATCAATGATGATTCTGTTCAGGCTGTTGTGCAAGACCCTCGTGGTATCCAGCGTCCAACTTAAGGAGTGAATCATGAGTTTATTAGACGAAATGACCTTAAAAGACAATGTGGCCGTAGAAGGAATTACAGCCGATCACGTTTGGTACAACGCAGACTTATTGACCAGAAACATGAGTTCTTGGGCGCATGATTTTCAAAAGCTTGTGTCTGTAATGGAAGCTCGTCACAAAGAGCATCTCCAAATGATTGGCAGTCTATTGGCTGAGCGCAACATGCTCAAGTCCAAGTTAAAAGACTTTGAACAACAAAAACAGGAGTAAATCATGGCTAAAGACGAAGAATTTAAATTTCCCGATGAAGTTGAAAGCAAAAAGGCTGAGGAAAAGGTTGACTTTGAGGTTGAAGGCGAAGGTACGCCCGAGATTGAAGTCGTAGATGACACCCCCGCTGAAGACCGTGGTCGCAAGCCCATGGCTGAGCCTCCCAAAGAGGTAACAGACGAGGAGTTGGCCAAATACGATGAGAGCGTACAAAAGCGTATTAAGCACTTTACTAAGGGCTATCACGAAGAGCGTCGCGCAAAAGAGACAGCTGAACGTGAGAAAGAAGAGGCTTTTCGCTTAGCGCAAGCCGTGCTAGAAGAGAACAAAAGGCTCAAAGGTTCTGTCAATCAGAACCAGACGGCTCTCTTGGAGCAGGCCAAACGCGTAGTCTCTAACGAAGTCGAGACCGCTAAGCGCATGTACAAAGAAGCTTACGAATCTGGGGATTCTGACAAGTTAGTTGAGGCTCAAGAAGCACTCACTATCGCAAAGATCCGTGCAGATAAAGTAAATAATTTTAAGCCTGCCCCTTTACAGGAAGAAGAAACTCCTGTACAAATCGCCCAACAGCCCACCAGAGCTGCTCCGGTTGATGAAAAACTACTTGCATGGCAAGACCAAAATCAGTGGTTTGGAAGCAACAAGAGAATGACGGCCTATGCCCTAGGCTTGCATGAAGATTTGGTGAGCGAAGGAATACCAAGTGGCAGCGACGAATACTATCGACGTATTAACGCTGACATTAGGGAAAGATTCTCGGATCAGTTTGGAGCCGAAGAGTCCGTTGATGCGAAACCTCAACGCACTAAATCCAACGTTGTTGCACCTGCAACCCGTAGCACAGCGCCTAAAAAGATCGTGCTTACGCAGACACAGGTGAATCTCGCCAAGCGGTTGGGAGTTCCACTGGAACTATACGCCCGTAAGGTTGCTGAAGAAATGAGGAAATGAAAATGGAAAAATCTAACCGTATGACTCGTGAACTTGATACCCGCGAGAAGATGGAGCGTCCTAAACAATGGATGCCACCACAACTTCTGCCCGACCCCAATCCGGAGGAGGGTTATGCGTTTCGTTGGATCAGGATTAGCTCGCTGGGTAAAGATGATGCCACGAACATTTCCGGTAAGTTACGCGAAGGCTGGGAACCCGTTAGGGCTGCTGACCATCCCGAAATCCGCTTGTTTGGTTCTTCAAATCCGAAGTTCCCTGACTGTGTGGAAGTAGGCGGTTTGTTGCTCTGCAAAACACCTGTGGAGTTTACTGAACAGCGAGATGCTTACTACCGCCAACAAGCGGAAGCGCAGATGGCCTCAGTAGATAACACTTACATGCGCGAAAATGATCCGAGGATGCCTATGTTCAAAGAACGTAAGTCCACGGTCACTTTCGGAAAAGGTACTTAAATTTTTTGGAGTCTATAGATGGCATACCCTACCATTGATAAGACGTACGGCTTCAAGCCTGTCAATCGTATTGACGGCCTGCCCTACGCCGGAGCGATCCGTCAAATCCCAATCGCGCCCGCTTACGCAACAGCAATCCTGAACGGTGACACCGTTAAGATTGATACTAACGGCTACATCGTAGCTGCTAGTACAACTGACTCAGGTTCAATTGTTGGCGTGTTGGTTGGATGTTCTTACGTTAACTCTTTGAGTCAACCTACATTCCAGCAGTACTACCCTGCCGCTGTGTCTACTTCTACAAACATGGCTTTTGCCTTTGTTGTGGATGATCCTATGGCTGCCTTCAAGGTCTGCGCTACTGTCGCTGGTTCCACCACTCCTACAGCTTATAGCCGTGCGATTGTTGGTTCTAACGTCGCTTTGGTTGCAACCGCTGGTTCTACTACCACTGGTGACTCGTATTACGGTATTGACGGTTCTTCCGCCAACACTACTAATACACTTCCTGTTCGTGTTATTGACGTTGTGCCCGACACAGCGACTGGCAATGCCAATGTAGCTGCCACAACTTACTACGAGTTCCTCGTTAAGTTCAATACCGCTCAGTACAACAACACTACCGGTATCTAAGGAGCTAAATCATGGCTATTTCACGCGCACAACTATTGAAAGAGTTGCTCCCCGGTTTGAACGCATTGTTCGGTCTGGAATACGCTAAATACGGCGAAGAGCACAAAGAAATCTACGAAACAGAGTCATCTGAGCGTAGCTTCGAAGAAGAGACAAAGCTTTCTGGCTTCTCTGCTGCACCTGTCAAGAATGAGGGCTCTGCCATCAGTTATGACAATGCACAAGAAGCATGGACTGCACGTTACACCCACGAAACCATTGCGATGGGCTTCTCCATCACTGAGGAAGCTGTGGAAGATAACTTGTACGACAGCTTGTCTTCACGTTATACCAAGGCTTTGGCCCGTGGTATGGCTTACACCAAGCAAGTTAAAGCTGCTTATGTGTTGAACAACGCCTTCACCGGCGGCCCAACATATGGCGACGGCGTGGTGCTCTGCTCTACTGCTCACCCCTTGGTTTCTGGTGGCACTAACAGCAACCGTCCTACAACTGGCGCTGACTTGAATGAAACATCGTTGGAAAACGCAGTTATTCAGATCGCTGCTTGGACAGACGAGCGCGGTTTGCTCATCGCTGCTAAGCCTAAGAAGTTGATTGTTCCTCCTTCATTGATGTTCGTTGCTACACGTTTGCTGGAAACAGAATTGCGTGTTGGTACAACCGACAATGACATCAACGCATTGAAGAACAACGGTTCTATTCCTGATGGCTACTGCGTTAACCACTTCTTGACAGACACCAATGCTTGGTTCCTGTTGACTGACGTGCCTAACGGTTTGAAGCACTTCGTTCGTACCCCCATGTCTACCGGCATGGACGGTGACTTTGACACAGGTAACGTTCGTTACAAAGCCCGTGAGCGTTACAGCTTCGGCGTGTCAGACCCACTGGGCATCTTCGGTTCGCCCGGTTCGTCCTGATAGACAAAATATTTCTTCGGAAATATTTGAAAGGGGGCCTTGTGCCCCTTTTTCTTTTGTTGTATATTGTTCTTAATCCGGGCTTTTCCGGTGTATCAAACTGTCCCGGCAGACGACATACCGATTGATACACTTAACTTGTATGTAAGGAATACATCATGGGATTCGCAACTCACCTCGGCCCTTGGCTGCTCGGCACTGTCCGTAACACAACCGGCACCACTGTTGGTACTATTGAAAACTGCGGCGCAACCGTTGTTTCTCAGACATTCAAAAAGAACTACACAGGTCAAGCCGCTTCTGCGACTACTGACACCATTTGCGTGTTGCCTGCTGGCGCGCAAATCGTTGACATCTTGATCGACACCACTGTTGCCTTTACTGGCTCTACAGCCGCTAACGTTAGCATTGGTGATGGCACTACAGCCGCCTTGTACTGGGCCGCTACTGACGTGACCGCTGCTGGTCGTGCTGCTATCAGCAACGCAGCCGCTAAGTTGGGCGCATGGTGCGGTGTTGCATCCACTGCCTCTCCTAATGGTATTGGCGTTGGCCCAACAGACGTGAAGATTGTTGCCACGATGACCCCAACGGTTGCTGCAGTGACTGCTGGTACTGTCCAGTACACAATCATGTACGTGGTTGCTGACTCTAACGGTTCACAATTCCCAGCATCTGCTTAATTGATCTAGGGGGCTTCGGCCCCCGTTTACAAGGAGATTAATTATGAATCAGACCAACGTACAGCAAGCACACTTGAACGCAAGTGGCTTTATGGTGCTCGGTAGAAACCGTGTCCGTGGTATTTCATTCACGGGCACTGCAACTGCTGGCTATGTAACACTGTTTGATACAACGACTGCTCCGGTGACCACAGCCACCTACGGGCGCTCTGGCACAACCGTCACAGTTACATCAACTGGGCATGGGCTAGTGACTGGTCAAGTGGTTGGTATTGACTTTGCGGCGGGTACAGGTGGTACTGCTACCAACGGCAACTATCCAATCACGCGAGTGGACGCAAACACTTTCACAATCACAGACATCAACTCTGGCAGTATTACTGCGGGTGCCTCAATGGTGTACGCAAGCCGTTGGTTGATGACGTATGACGTTGTGGCAGGGGATTACTTCAACAATGCCCCAATCATTCCCGAAGATGGTGTGTTGGCGGTTAACGGTATCTATGCACAAATATCCAACTTAGCCAGTGTAAATATCTACTATGGCTGAAACAAAACAGGCAACACTGACAGGACGCAAGCTGTTTATAGGCATTCCAGCCTATGACGGCAAGCTGAACATCAAGACCGCATTTGCTCTGGCGCAGTTAATGCCCAAAGCAATGAGTCTTGGTGTGTCCGTCACGTTGTCTGATTTGTCCAATTGCTCCATCATCACGATGGCGCGTAATGCATTAGTGCATGAATTCTTAAAAACAGATTGCACAGAACTTCTGTTTATTGATGCGGATGTCATTATCCAACCTGACGACATTCTGCGGTTGATGGCCCAAAGTAATGGTATGGATATAACCGCTGGGGCGTATCCACGTAGAGCCAAAGATGCTAAATTCTTTGCTGATGTGTACTACGACGAAAAAGGCGACTTAGAGTTTAAAGGCTCTTTGATGCGTCTAAAAAGAGCGCCTACTGGGTTTATGTTAATCCAACGCCATGTCATTGAGCAGTTGGTGTTCAACCACCCCGAATGGACTTACGAGAAGTCCCCGACGGAGAAGATGTCAGCAGTGTTTGACTTTGCCATTGTAGATGGCAAATATGTTGGTGAAGATTATTTGTTCTGCGACAGAGCTACGCAGATGGGGTTTACGGTCTATCTTGATGTGGACATCAGTCTCCCTCATGTCGGGCAAGAAATATTTGAACGCAACTTCCGTGAGGAGGTTGTCATGCCCTTGCTTGAGAATATCTACCAATCTAAACTGAAAGTCGTAAATGGCTAAATCACCAGCATGGCAGAGAAAAGAAGGCAAGAATCCGAAGGGTGGCTTAAATGCCAAGGGACGGGCCTCCGCGAAAAAGCAAGGCATGAATTTGAAACCGCCCCAGCCCGAAGGCGGCTCCCGGCGAGACTCTTTTTGTGCGAGGATGGAAGGCATGAAGAAGAAGCTGACCGGAGAGAAGGCCAAGAAAGACCCAAACTCACGCATAAATAAAAGCCTTCGGGCGTGGAATTGCTAACATGAGCGACGCTATTCAAACAGCCAGAGAATTAGCCACGCATGCGTCTAACATCAAGCATTTGCAAGATGATATGGACAAAATGCTGGACAACATGAAAACTATGCAGGCAACACTAGCGGCTATTGATAAAACATTGTCTGAAGCTAAAGGTGGCTGGAAAGTTTTAATGTTAGTTGGTGGAGCCAGCAGCGTTGTAGGCGCTGGTTTAGTTCAGCTTGTTAACTGGTACGCAGGTGGTAAGTGATGCCAAGTACAAGCAAGAAGCAACACAATTTCATGGCGGCGGTGGCTAACAACCCAGCGTTTGCTAAGAAAGCAGGCGTCCCACAGTCTGTGGGTAAAGAGTTTAACGAGGCCGACAAAGGCCGTAAATTTTCAAAAGGTGGCGATATGAAACACGAAGACGTCAAGATGGACAAGAAGATGATGCAGAAGGCCGTGAACAAACACGAAGGCCGCTTGCACAAGGGTCAGCCTATGACTAAATTGGCTAAGGGTGGCATGGCTCCATCTAAGATGGGCGCTGTAAAGACTGGCAAGACACCTGATGGCGTTGTTTCTAAGGGTAGAACCAAAGGAACAATGATTGCCATGAAACGTGGCGGCAGAGCCTGCTAAGGAGTTTTAAATGAGCCCAGCAGAAAAAGAAGCTCGTCAAGAGCAAGCCGACCGCAAAATGCGGGCAGCGGCTGAAAAAGCCTACAACAAAGAAATGCCAGAGGCAGATACTACGTTTGGCAAATTAAGTTCTGGCAAAAAAGATAAAAAACCAGAACCTACTAAAGCCCGAAAAATAGTCGAAGAGATGGAATTGGAGCGCACGTATCCAAGGGCATCAAAAATGGCTAAAGAAACTCCAACTATGGCACAAAGTGCTACAGACGCACTTAAAGGTGGGTTAGGGATTCCCTTGGCTATGGGTGTTGATATGATAACCGGGCCAAAAAGACGTTCTGAAGAAGATATGTCAGAACTTACCCGTGAAGTTGCAAGAGGTAACAGAATGGCCAAAGGCGGTAAAGTTTCTTCTGCATCCAAACGTGCTGATGGTATTGCTACTAAAGGCAAGACCAAAGGCACAATGATTAAGATGAACTACGGCGGGAAGTGCTGACATGATAGCCAGTCGTGGCATGGGGGCCATATCCCCATCTAAGATGCCCGGCGGGAAAAAGAAAGCCCGCCGTGACGACACTGACTTCACGCAGTATGCTGAAGGTGGTAAAGTTAACGCCGCTGGTAACTATACCAAGCCCGGTCTGCGTAAGCGGATTGTGTCCCAAGTAAAAGCCGCAGCAACTCACGGCACTGGCGCAGGCCAATGGTCAGCCCGTAAAGCACAACTTGTTGCTAAAAAGTACAAGGAAGCTGGCGGGGGTTACCGAGATTGAAAGCGCCTCAGAAATCATTGAAAGACTGGGGCGACCAGAAATGGAGAACCAAGAGTGGCAAACCGTCTAGTAAAACTGGTGAGCGATACCTTCCAGAAGCTGCGATCAAATCTCTCAGCCCTGCGGAGTACGCTGCAACTACCAGAGCAAAAAGAGCCGGTAAAAAAGCCGGAAAACAATTCGTAGCGCAACCTAAAACGATAGCAAAGAAAACGGCAGGATTTAGATGACTACTACCGGCTCAACCCTATTCAACATGGACTTCACGGAGATTGCCGAGGAAGCGTGGGAGCGAGCCGGTCGTGAAATGCGTTCAGGCTATGACCTGCGTACAGCTCGCCGCTCCATGAACCTGATGACTATCGAGTGGCAGTCTAAGGGTATTAACATGTGGACAATGGAGCAAGGGATTATCAACCTGACTCCAGGCTTGGCTACATACGCCCTGCCAACAGATACTATTGACTTGATGGAGCATGTGATTCGTACCGGATCAAACACTTCTTCTACGCAGGCAGACCTGACAATTTCGCGTATTAGTGTTTCTACTTACGCTACTATCCCAAACAAACTTAGCCAAGCTCGTCCAATTCAAGTTTGGATTCAGCGTTTGTCTGGCGAAACCAACCCTACAAATTCAGTCCTTGTTGGTGCAATAAGCTCCACGGACACCACAATCACGCTTAACACGGTGGTTGGACTAGCTAACGCTGGTTTTATTCGTCTTGGTACAGAAGATATTTACTACACATACGTCACAGGGAATACCCTAGGTGGTGTATTCCGTGGTCAAAATAATACAACCGCAGCAGCCCAATCAGATGGTACAGCGGTCTTTGTGCCCCAGCTTCCAGCCGTAACTTTGTGGCCTACGCCAGACAACACTACTCCGTACCAATTTGTGTACTGGAGACTGCGCCGAGTGCAGGATGCTGGCGCTGGTGTGGAGACCGCTGACATGAACTTCCGTTTCTTGCCCTGCTTGGTAGCGGGCTTGGCGTATCACATCGCGGTTAAAGTGCCTGAGTTGATGCCCCGCATCCAGATGCTCAAGCAGATGTACGACGAAACATTTGAGATTGCGGCTGGGGAAGATCGTGAGAAAGCTCCAGTCAGGTTTGTTCCAAGACAACAGTACATTGGTGGTAGCTACTAATGGGCAATAGGTTCGCATCCGGCAAGATAGCGATTGCTGAATGTGATCGCTGCGGCCAACAGTACAGATTAAAGCAGCTTAAGACTGAGATCATTAAGCAGCGCAAGTACGAGCTGTTGGTTTGCCCTACTTGCTGGGATCCAGATCAGCCGCAGTTAATGTTGGGGACGTTCCCAGTGGATGACCCACAAGCTTTGCGTAATCCTCGCAAGGACACAACTTATGTGACTTCGGGTGTGAACGTAAACGGAAACCCATCGGGCGGTTCACGGGACATTCAGTGGGGCTGGTATCCCGTTGGCGGGGCTAGTTTAAATGATGCAGGATTGACACCAAACTACTTGGTGGCAACAACATTTGTTGGTACAGTATCAATATCTTAAGGAGTTAATTATGGCATTCACACGATCAGCAGACGGCATTGCTAAAAAAGGTAAGACCGTTGGTAAAAACTACGGCGATAGCGGCCCTATTGCTAAAATGACGCACGGCGGCAAAAAGACTAAAGGCGTGACTGGTGAAGCCATGCGTGCAGTTGGTCGCAACATGGCCCGCGCAAACAACCAAAAGTGAGGCTAACATGGCTACATTTAGTAAAAAATTAATGGGTAAAGAAGTTGGCGATGCCTCCGTCTATGCCACACCACACACCATGACTGGTAAAGTTGTTAAAGCTTCTACCAATCCCGGTAAAGAGCCAAACCGTAGCAAGCTAGATACATACGACATGAGCGTTGGTGCTGTTAGCAAGTCTGCTGGTGAAAAGCCAACTAAGACCAGCGGCATCAAAGTTCGCGGTACTGGCGCAGCTACTAAAGGTGTGATGGCACGCGGCCCCATGGCTTGAGGAACACATGAACTACACTCAGCTTGTCACGCAGGTAAACGATTACTGCGAGAACTCTTTCCCAACTGACAATATGAATACGTTCATACGTCAGGCGGAGCAGCGCATCTATAACACTGCGCAGCCAGCTAACTTGCGAAAGAACGTGACAGGCACGATTACCTCAACAAACAAGTACTTGTCTGCCCCAGAGGATTTTCTCTCTGTATATAGCCTTGCTGTATATCCACAAAACACAACAACTGCTACCGGCGTTGCTGGGGCAAAGTCAATTGTGGTGGCATCTACGACAGGTATTGCGGTGGGTCAGCAAGTTACCGGTTCAGGTATTGGAACTAACGCTCAGGTAAGAAGCATCAGTGGAACCACAATCTATTTGACTGTGGCTAACGCAACCACGATCTCAAGCTCAGTGACATTCCAAGGCGACTACTTGTATCTGCTAAACAAGGATGTGAACTTTATCCGTTCTGCCTATCCATTGTCAGCTTATGTGGCTGAGCCTAAGCACTACGCATTGTTTGGCCCGACCGTCACCGGTGGTGTGGTTACAAACGAGCTGTCGTTCATTGTTGGCCCAACACCAGACGCAACATACGTTGCAGAGCTGCATTATTACTACTACCCAGAGTCCATCGTCACTGCTGGCACTACTTGGCTGGGTGATAACTTTGATTCTGTACTGTTGTACGGCACGATCTGCGAAGCTCTTGTTTACATGAAGGGCGAGGCAGATATGATTGGCCTTGCTCAAGAGCGTTACATGCAGGCAATTGCTTTGTATAAAAACCTCGGCGATGGCAAGCAACGTGGCGATGCCTACCGAGATGGACAAATTAGGATTCCCGTTTCATGAGTTCAATTGTCCAAACCCAAACCACCAGCTTCAAAACGGAGTTGTACCAAGCTGTTCACAACATGCTTACGGACACGCTCAAGATTGCGCTGTACACAGCAAACGCAGATTTAAACGCTGCCACAACCGTGTACTCCACAACCAATGAAGTGACTGGCGGTGGTTATGTAGCGGGCGGTGTCACTCTAACTGGGGTTACGCTTAACTCTGACGGCTATACGGCTTACATTAACTTCAACAACGTTGTGTTTAACGCCGCAGTGACTTCTCGCTGTGCTTTGATCTACAACGTGACTCAGGGTAATAAATCTATTGCCGTGCTGGACTTTGGTTCAGACAAAACATCTACCAACTTTACAATCACAATGCCTGCCAACACTGCGACGGCAGCTTTAATCAGGAGTTCAAATTGATCGTTACTACCACTAAAGGCGAAATGGATGATTCTCTTCTTGAGAAAAAAGAAGGGGTCGTGGATAATGACAACGAGAACACCACTTGGGTGGAGTATTGGCTTGAGGGTGAATTGGTTCACCGATCAGTTCATGTGACTCTAAAGAAACCATTAACTTACATGGCTGCTGAAGCGGCCTCAATTGCATAAGGAGCTATCATGGCCAACACTCAAAGCATGTGCACATCGTTCATGGGCGAACTCATGACGGCTACCCACAATTTCGGGACAGCACCTATCC